ATTTTCTTTATCCTGGCCGTCTGCTACAGAAATGGCCGGTAAGCCGATTCCGCGTGTCGCACTTACTGACTATGACCGCATGGAAGAAGACATTGACGGTGAAGGTTCTCCTTTTGACCTTGCTTCAAAGCGAACTACCACATTTGGTTCCTTTGGTATGACTGTTGCAGAGTCTTCGCCTTCTCGTGACATTACCGATGTACGATGGATCGCAAAAACACCTCACGAGGCCCCTCCAACAACCGGTATATTAGATTTGTACAACCGTGGTGATCGTCGCCGCTGGAACTGGCCTTGCCCACATTGCGATCAGTTTTTTGAGGGCGAGTTTTCAATGCTTGAATGGGATGAAAAAGAAGATGATGTTTCGACTGCTGAAACTGTCCGAATGATCTGCCCACATTGTCACAGCTATATAAAGCCAGATCAAAAATACGACATGAACCAGTGGGGCGTCTGGTTAAAAGACGGTCAGATAATTGACAAAAACTGGAAAATTCACGGAGTCGGTGTGAGGTCTTCATATGCCTCATTTTGGCTAAAAGGTGTTGCGGCCAGTTTCGTGAGCTGGCCCAAACTTGTTGAAAACTATCTGACACTTATGCGCGGTTATGAAACGACCGGTGATGAGTCTGCGCTCAAAAAGTTCTACAACACCGACCTGGCTGAGATATACATTCCGAAGGGTCTTGAGACAATACGTGTGCCGGAGTCGTTGAAGTCTCGCGCCGAGCGCCTTGGTGAAAAGGTCGTACCAGAAGGAGTGCGTTTCTTGCTTGCCAGTGTTGACGTTCAGAAAAACATGTTCAAAGTTCAAATTCATGGTATATGCCCTGGGCGACCTTTTGATATCGTTGTAATCGACAGATTCAGCCTGCACAAGTCTGAAAGACTAGATGAAGACGGCGATACCCTTTGGGTAAAACCTGCCACTTACCTTGACGATTGGGATGTCCTGATCGAAGGTGTTATAAGAAAAGAGTACGCGCTTGATGACGGTAGTGGTCGTATGATGTCTATAAAAATGACAGTCTGCGATTCTGCTGGTATTGATGGTGTTACGACAAACGCATATAACTTTTATCGAAAGTTGAAAGATGAAAACCTACATGGCAAGTTTCATCTACTCAAAGGTGACAACAACCCGAATGCGGTCAGAACAAGGATAACATACCCTGACAGTCAGAAAAAAGATCGAAACGCCGGTGCCAGGGGCGACATACCTGTACTTATGCTAAATGTGACCATGCTGAAAGATACCCTTTCTGCTAGACTGGATTCTCTCGAACCAGGTAAAGGTATGGTTCGCTTCCCAGACTGGTTCTCAGATGACTTTTTTATTGAACTTTGTTCTGAGATTAGAACCTCGAAAGGGTGGGAGCGCAAATCACATGTGCATAATGAGGCATTCGACTTGCTGAACTACTGCCTTGGTACATGCATATCCAAATTGATAAACATTGAGCGCATTGATTGGGATAATCCGCCAAAATGGGCGGCACATTTTGATCAGAATGAGCTTGTCAGAAATTCCACTGATACTAAACCGTTTGCAAATGTCGAAAAAGAGGTTTATGATTTGTCCGAACTTGCAAGGAAGCTGGCATAATGGCACGAACTGTATTAGAAGTCACCACACTCCTGGCTGAAGCCAGACAAGCATATCACGACCTTGTGACCGGCGTGAAGCCGCTTGTTGTCATTGATGGAAACAACGGTGATCAGGTGCGCTACACGCAAGCCAACAGTCAAAAGTTGTACATGTACATCAACAACCTTCAATCCGAACTCGATATTCTTACGGGTGCGGCGACCAGACCAGCGAACACACCAGCGAGATTTATATTTTAATCATGGCTAAAAATGCACCAAAAGTTGAAATAATCAGTTCTACGCAAAACCCTGAAGTGACTGCTTTCGGTGGTGCTATCGAGGGTGCTGAACGTGCGACTCGTGAGACATTGAACTGGATACCGGCTTTCGGCTCTGCCGACAAGTTGATAAACCCGATTAAAGACATGGCTGATGCACGAAGCTCAGACATGATCAGAAACGATGGCTATGTGTCTGGTGCGACAACAATGCACCAAGATAACATTGTCGGCGCTCAGTACGTTCTAAACGCTCAACCGAACTACGAAGTCTTGGGTCTGTCGGCAGAATGGGCCGAAGAATTTCAAAATTGGGCCGAGCAAAAATTCAACCTTGTGGCTGATAGTGAGGATAACTGGCTTGACGCTAGTCGGATAGGTAATTTGACAGCGCAGGTGCGACTGGCAGTTGCCTCATTTATGGCAACAGGTGAAGTTTTAGCGACTGCCGAGTGGATCAGAGAACCTTTGCGTCCGTTCAAAACGGCGATTCAAATGATCAGCCCTTCGCGCCTGTGCAATCCGAACGATTTGCCAGATTCCAAGTTTTTGCGTAGAGGTGTTCGGATTGACAGGAACGGTAAGCCGATCATAGCATGTATCCGAAATGCTATGATCAACGACATCTACATGGATAACATGGGTGATGCGTTCACATGGAAAGAGGTTCCATTCCAAAAACCGTGGGGTCGCAAGCAGGTGATTCATATCTATGATCGTCGCACCCCTGGTCAGAGCCGTGGTGTGTCTGAAATGGTGGCCGTACTGAAGCAAATGCGCATGACAAAGCGTTTCCAGGACATCACCTTACAAAACGCCGTGGTCAACGCATCGTTTGCCGCTGCCATTGAGTCCGAATTACCAACGGCAGAGGTTTTTGCAACACTTGGTGCAAATGAGAGTGACCCTATCAACGGCTTTAACAAGTACGTTGGCAATTACCTGGGCATGCTCGGCACATATCTTGATGGCTCAAAAAACATCAATATCGACGGTGCAAAAATACCTCACTTGTTCCCTGGCACTAAGTTGAATATGCAGCCTGTCGGCACCCCTGGTGGTGTTGGAACTAATTTTGAACAGTCTTTGTTGCGCCATATTGCCGCCACTCTCGGCCTGTCGTATGAGCAGTTCAGCCGTGATTACACGAACACTAACTACTCGTCAGCAAGGGCTTCCCAGAACGAGACATGGAAGTTCATGCAGTCTCGTAAAAAGTCTGTTGCCGACCGTTACGCTACAAGCGTTTACGCACTTTGGCTGGAAGAAGAAATAAATGCAGGCAATGCACCATTACCGCCAGGAAAAACAGCCGCATGGTTCTATGAGCCACTTGTCAAAGACGCACTCACACAGTGCACTTGGATTGGTGCAAGCCGTGGTCAGATTGACGAGGTTAAAGAAACTCAGTCAGCCATTATGCGTATGAACGGTAATATGTCCACCCTTGAAATGGAATGCGCGAAACAAGGTCTCGATTGGCGTAAAGTTATTCGACAACGTGCGCGTGAATACAAGGCATTGCAAGCTGAAGGGTTGCCGGTTGTTGCTTCGACAGAAAAGGCGAGTATGCAAAATACAGACACATCAAAACAGGACGAAGGATTATGAGCAAATCACTTTTGACAGAAGTATTCAACGGTTTAAACAATACCGTAGCGATGCTTTCACCTAAGCATATCGACAGTGTAACCCTGGCAATACAGGGTATGGCGTCGTCTGAACTGAATGACTCAGGTGAAGAAAAGCAAATTCGTAACAAAGAGCTTGCAGCTTCATACGGCATTCACGGTTATACTGAGCAGGATAAACCGTTTGTTTTTCACAACGGGATTGCGTATATTCCGATCACCGGAATGCTCATTAATCGTTATAGTTACTCATGGGGCTACGTGACAGGTTATAACTTTGTCCGTGCCCAACTGACCGCTGCACTCGACGACAACGAAGTTGAATTGATCGTGTTCGATGTTAACTCCGGCGGCGGCATGGTCGCAGGGTGCTTTGAACTGGCAGAAGACATTTATCAGTCTCGTTCAATCAAGCCTTCGATTGCTATGGTTGACGCATACTCGTACAGTGCTGCCTACGCACTTGCGTCGTCTGCAACAAACGTGTACATCACACCTTCCGGCGGCGCTGGCAGTATCGGCTGTTTAATGATGCACATGGACATTTCTCGTTTTTACGAAGATTTTGGCGTAAAAATGACACTGATTTATTCCGGTAGCCACAAGGTTGACGGCAATTCTTTTGAGTCACTGCCTGACACTGTTCGCCAGCAATATCAGGAACAAGTTGACATGTGCAGAGACCAGTTTGCAAGACTTGTCGCCAGGAACCGTGGTATTGAATATCAAGCGGTTATGGATACAGAAGCACAGACGTATGGTGCCGAAGAAGCATTGCAGCTTGGTTTAGTGGATGCAGTCACAACACCGTTGAAAGCTGTGTCCGTTTTTAATGAGCAGTCACGCTCAAATGATGTCGATGATATGAAAGGAAGCAAAATGACCACTACGACAACCGTGGGTGCGGCTGAACAAAACCAAGCCCAACAGATGTCTGCCGCTGATGCTCGTAAAGCAGAGCGTCAACGTATTTCAGAAATTACAGGCTGCGACGAGGCTAAAGGCAAGTCAAAACTAGCTAATCACCTGGCTTTGAACACAGAAATGTCAGTTGAAGATGCCAAAGCTGTACTTGCCGCAGCCGCAGATGAAGTGCAACCCGTCGCTACAACTCAGAATGCGCTTGAGCAAGCGATGAATGCGACGGGTGGTGGCGCTGGTATCACTGTTGAGTCTTCTGCCGAAGGTGGCGCTTCTGAAATGAGTGCCGCAGAACAAATCCTGATGAACCAAAAACTCGTCACAGGCGTTGACGCCAAAAAAGAGTTTGAGGCTCGTCAGAATCGGAACGACTTGCATTAAGTCCGACTTAGGTTTAGAGTCCGAAACCGTAATACATTAAATGGAGACTAACATGAAAAGTTTTAAATTTTTAACGCTGTTGCAGTGGGCGATGCAAATGGGCATTGAAGACCTCGCCTCCGGTGGTGATATTGTGACAAGCAACACGCCTGAAAATCTTTTTGCAGGTGAGGCTGAGATCGTAACAGACGAAAACTACGTCGTTGCTTCCGGTCAAGGTGCAGTTGCGAAATATACCGTTGTCGGAAAAATCACTGCTTCAGGTAAACTGGCAAAACACAACCCAGGTGCTTCCGACGGCTCTCAGGTTGCTATCGGTATCACTACACAAGCTGTTGACGCCACGAGTGCTGATCAGAAGGTTGCAATTTACGTCGGTGGTTTCTTCAACCATACAGCTTTGGCATGGCATGCGAGTTTGACAACCGAGGCTGCGCGAAAAGCTGTATTTGAGCGCACACCGATTCGTATCGGTTCTATCGCTTTCACGATGTAATTCTGTAACGAAATTTAAAATCGCATAGCTTTAGGAGGCTAACAAATGTACGATTTAACCACACTTTTGGCAGTTTTGCGTGTACAAAAATTGCCAAACACCTTCTGGTTGCCTACGTTTTTCCGCAATCAGATCAACTTTGAAACTGAGAAGATTGCCTTTGACCATGTGAACGAAGACTATCGCCGCCTGGCACCATTCGTTGCTCCGAACGTGCAGGGTAAGATCATCGGTGATCAAGGTTATGACACCTTGGAGTTCAAACCTGCATACGTTAAACCTAAGACTGCTGTTAAACCTGGTGACGTGGCATTGGTTCGCCGTCCAGGTGAAGCCTTGGGTGCAGGTTCACTGACACCTGTTCAACGCCGCGATGCGAAGGTTGCTGAGATTCTGCAAAAGCATTCAGCAATGCACTTGATGCGTAACGAGTGGATGGCCGCGAACGCAATTATCAACGGTACAGTTGATGTTGAGGGTGATGGTTATCCGAAGGTAACTGTTAACTTCCGTCGTGACGCTAATCTGACAGAAACATTGTCCGGTGGCGCATTATGGAGTGCAGGCACAGCTACACCTCTGACCGACATCTACGATATGCGTCGCACAGCGAACAGTCTGTGCGGTGCGGTTATTCGTGACATCGTTTTCGGTGGTGATGCCTGGGCTGCATTCATTGCCAATCCTGATGTCAAAGACCTGATGGACAACAACTTCCGTGGCTCTGACACCAATCTGACACGCTTGAATGACGGTTTTGCAGATACAACAGAGTACCTGGGTGAGCTTGTCGGCGCATTCGGTGCAGGTCGTGTTCGCTTGTGGCTGGATTCAACTCAGTATGTTGATGATTCCGGTACAACTCAGTTTATGCTGGATCAGAAGTCAGTTGTTGGTGTTGACACAAACATGGTTGAAGGTTTCCGTTGCTTCGGTGCAATCATCGACCACGATTCATTGATTGCAACTGAAATCTTCCCGAAAATGTGGCGTCAGGAAGACCCTTCAGTTGAGTACATCATGACTCAATCCGCACCGCTGATGGTTCCAAAACAACCGAACGCAACATTCAAGCTGCGCGTACTGGCTTAACTTGAACACCGGTTCGCCGGTGTTACCTTTTAATTTAAATTAAGGAATTTCTCCCATGGCTAAAAATGAAGAACTGATTGACAAAATCCCAAACCATTCTGTGCGTGTTACACGCGACGGTAAAAGTGTGCGTGTAAAACCTGGTGTTGTAACCGGCTTTACTCAGGCTGAGATTGACGAAATTGAAGCGATCAGCCCTGGAACATTCCGCGATCCAGTGAATGAGTCTTCCGGTACAAAAAAGACATCAACCAAAGGTGATGCAGGCAAAGATGCAGGCAAAGATGCAGGCAAAGATGCAGGCAAAGATGCAGGCAAAGATGCAGGCAAAGATGCAGGCAAAGATGCAGGCGCTAAAGGTGATGACCTGTAATCATGGGTTTTAGCTTTCAAAAAGCTAGAGTGCAAGTACGGAAAACGGTACACGATACCTTTTCCGTACAAGCCTTTTACAGAAATAGCGATGCCGATATTCCCGTCGAGCTTACTGTGCGTTATCACACAAAACTTGCATTGCAAGGTGGCCCAAACGACACAGAAGGTTACGCACAGTATTACGAGAATATCGACAGGGTTATTTTCAACACAACCGAATTGTCTGAAAAAAATATTGAAGTTAAACGAGGTGGTACGCTATGGATACCTGGGTACGGCGATGGTGTTTTGTATGACGCTGACTCACAAGTTTCCGGCCCAACCGAAGGTTCTATTGCCTTTGAACTTGACGTGGCCGAACCTTTGAATGATCCAGCCTATGTTATTTGGAATGTGACAAAACTATGAGCGCAACCATAAAAGCTGTCAACATAGAGCAAGTCAGAGAGTTTTTTGACAAAGCGCCAGGTATTGCCAAGCAGGCCATGTCCATGTCGATAAATCAGGTTGCCACGCGAAAGGCTGAACCTGGATTCAGGAAAAAAATGCGTTCGCAGGTAAATTTTCCTCGCGGATACCTTGAATCTGACGGTCGCTTCGGGATGGCAAAAAAGGCCAAACCGTCTGACCTTGAGGCCATTATCCGTGGTCGTGATCGCCCGACATCACTTGCAAGGTTTCAGCAATACAGGGATGCACGAGTTGCAAGGGGTAAGAAATTAAAGATACAGGTTAAACCAGGTACAATCAAAACTTCTGACAAAGCCTTCCTGGTCAATCTAAATAATAACAATCTTGGCCTTGCAATACGCTTGAAAGACGGTCAAAAACCACAGTCTGCATACAAGCCCACACTTCTCGATGCAAAAAGAAATGTATGGCTATTGTACGGCCCTTCTGTCGATCAGGTATTTAATTCCGTTGCTGACGATAGCATGGGCGAAATTAGCAGTCAGGTTCAAACAGAATTTGAGAGAAACTTTGCCAGGATGGTAGCAAATGGCTAATTCTAAAAAACTACAAGTCATGATCGCATTGACCAATTTACTTAAGACTGTCACACCTGTTTCCGGTGTCCATGACTTTGATTTGAGCAATGCTGTATTCAGAGGTCGTACCGTTTTTTCTGACAATAGTGACCCTTTACCACTGATTTCGATACTTGAGAATTTGCGACCGGCTGAAAACAAACATGCAGGTTACAATAAGACTGCGATCAAGACTGAGTTAGACTTGATCATTCAGGGTTGGGTCAAAGACAACAAACAAAATCCGACAGACGAGGCTTACGAATTACTACTCGCTGTCGAATCGAAACTTGCCGAAGTGATAAAGTCAAATTCAACTTCAGGTTTTCCGTCGGCGACCACCGGTTCAAATTATTTGCTCGGCGGTCTGATTGAAAACATGCTGATAGGCGATGGTATCTGTCGCCCACCAGACCCGCAAGTGTCGTCAAAAGCGTTTTTCTTTTTACCGGTCACTGTTGTCATCACAAGGGAACTTGGTGTAAGCTAGTTACCGTATTTTTAACTGCCCTATATTAACGAAAGGTGGCGATTATGTTTTCTGATGGATTGGGAGTAAAAGGGTATCAACTCGGTCGAGGTCGCGTTTTTATCGACTTGTATCCGACCTCTGAAGTTGATGGTTCAACCGTTGGTGCTGGTGAGCGTTTTATCGGCAATGCACCTGAGTTTGCAGTCAACGTGACAGAAGAATCTCTTGATCACTACGCATCTACAGGTGGTGTCAAAGTGAAAGACGACTCTGTGACCCTGCAAGTTGATCGTTCAGGTCGAATCATGGTCGATTCTATCAACAAAGAAAACCTGGCCTTGTACTTCATGGGTGCATCGAGTTCTTTGGTTCAAGCTGCCGACACTGCTGTTGAGTACGAGGTTACAGTGAACCGTGGCGTCTACTACCAGATTGGCCGAAGCGAAGACAACCCTACCGGTGACCGCAACATTTCAAACGTCGTCGTCAAGAAAGGTGTTGGTTTCGCCACAACGGTTGCAGCGACAGGTAATTATGCGATTGACGCTGGTACAGGTATGTTGTACATTGAAGCCGGTTCTGCCGACATCCCTGACGGAACAGCTATCCAAGTCACCTACGATGTTGCTGCATCTACTCGTGAGCATATTGTAAGCTCAAACAGCGTAATCTATGCCGCGCTGCATTTTGTTGCTGACAATCCAAAAGGCACTAACCGTGACATCTACATACCACTGGTTAAAATTGCACCAGACGGCGATTACAACTTGATTAGTGACGACTGGTCTAGCATGGGCTTCACCTATCAAGTGTTGCAAAAAGGTACTCAGGCCGCAGTGTACGTCGATGGTCGAGGGATCACTGCATAATGGGTAAACTGTCCGAGGTAGTAATTCCAACTCGGTCTATCAAAGTAGGGGAAAGCTCTTTTGATGTTCAAGGGCTTTCCCTGTCTATTTTGTCAGACCTCATTCAAAATCACCTGGAAGATGTATCTAGTGCCCTGGCTGTGATTGACGAAATGCAGAAAGCCGACTTGTCCGAAGAATCCTTGATTGCGTCAATTCTTGGTATTGTTAAAGAGGCACCGAAACTTGCTGCAAAGCTGATTGTTCTGGCTTCAGGTGACGATTCTGAGAAGGCTGTTGAAGTCGCAATAAGCTTGCCAACACCTGTTCAAATCGAGGCTATTCGAGCCGTCTACGAACTTACCGTGGAGGATATCGGCGGTATAAAAAAGTTCAAAAACCTTCTGCAAAATCTGAACAACAAGCCGAACGCAGAAGTCTCGACCTAGACACTTTTTTTGAGTTTTACAGCGGAGTGCGGCGCGACGTGAGTTTCCTGATATCTGAGGGTCACGGTAACGCTAAAAATTATCCGTTGTCAACTCTCTGGTCAGAATGTAGAATTGCTCAACAGCGAAACGCTTTAAGTTTGCAGCGCGAAATGATGTTGATGCAAATGGTTGTCGGCTCAATCTTTAGCGCGAAAATGTCAAAAGAATTGCAGAGAGTGTTAAAGGAATTGCCGGATGGCTACTAAGCAAACCACAATCGACCTGGTAATCAAGTCAAAACTACAGGGTGTTCCCGACATCAAGAAAGTTTCAGATGCCGTGGACGCCCTGTCCAATTCTGTCAACAGTCAAACTAAAAAGGTAGTAGACAATGTTGACGCTTTTGACAAACTCAAACAGACCAGAAACCAGCTTTCAAATGTCGCTGGTGAGGTGTCCGAACTCAACAAACTCACAACTGCTTTTGAAAAAAGTAAGGTCTCTGTTCAGGAGAACACAGAAAAACTCGCCCAACAGCAAAATCAACTGTCGCAACTTTCTGCACAAATTGCTAAGTCTAATAGTGTCAGTCAGACTAAGATTGACAAAGAGGCTGCACTCACTCGCGCTATAGAGAAAACAAAACAATCAATCGAATCTGAGAAAAAATCTCAAGCTGAACTTTCCGCACTACTGGAAAAGGCAGGCATTGATACGAAAAACTATGCCGCCGCCCTGGATAAGTTGCGCAGCATGACAAATCAAGTGTCCAGTGCTATGAGTAACGCCAGGAACAAGATTAACGACGTCAACACGAGCCAGGCGAACGGTGTTAAATTGCAACGAACAAGTCTTGACTTGTATCAACGTATACGTGGTCAGGTTTTGTCTATCACCGCTGGTTATTTTGGTGTGTACGGCGCAATCAACCTGGTTAACGATGCAATGCGTGTTTATGATTTGCGCCAGTCTACAATCAACCAGCTTACAGTCGCCACAAAGGGTAATTTGAAAGCAGCCGGTGACGAGTATGAGTATGTCGCAAAACAGGCCGAAAGACTTGGTATAAACTTTGAAACTGCACTCAAGGGCTATGCCAAGTTTACTATCTCTGCGAGTCTCGCCGGTCGGCCTATGCGAGAAAACAGATTTATATTCGAGTCTGTATCTGAACTAGGCAAAGTCGCTGGTCTGAGTGCCGAGCAGCTTGATAGGGTGTTCTTCGCTATAAGCCAGATCGACTCTAAGGGTCGTGTTATGGCTGAAGAATTTAATAGCCAGCTCGGTGACGCCATACCTGGGCTCACCGGTGTTGCCAAACAAGCCACCGCTGGTATTTTTGACGACTTTACGAAAGCCATGAAAGACGGTAGGGTCGGCCTTGATGTTTTCGCTGGGATTATGGCTAAGTACCGTGAATTGATACAAGGTCAGTTGCCAGGTGCCATAAACACAGCACAAGCCGCACAGGAGAGGTTGAATAAGGCTATTTTTGACTTCAAGTTACAACTTGCCGAATCGGGTGCATACGAAGAATATAAACTCATAATACAAGAATTGACCGAATTTTTTAAAAGTCCAGATGGTGTCGATTTTGCCAAGAACCTGGCTAACGCTTTTCGGTTAGTCGGAACTGTGTTGCGTTTTATAATCGACAATTTTGAAACACTGAGTCTTTTACTCTCTAGCTACGTTGGTATTAAATTTTTCTCCGGTGTTATCAAAGAGCTTATTTACTTTAGGGGTCTACTGCAATCTACACCGGCCTTACTAGGGTCAGTTATTGCAACCTTGAAAAAGTATGGAGCAAGACTTGCGATATTCGGTCGAGGTGGGATTATCGGCCTGGTCGTTTTTGGTACAATCACTATTGCTGAACTTCTGTATGAGCAGTTCCCAGCGGTAAAAACTGCTGTAGACAAACTGGTAAAAATGCTAAACCTTGACTTCGGTGGTAGCTTTGAGAAGACGGCAAAGCAAGCAACACTCAGAGTTAAAAAGTATGCTGAGATAATGCTTGAGACGTCTAAGTTGCAAAGAGGGCTTATAACACCAGAACAGTATGATAAAAATGTCCGAGGTATAAATTCAACATTTGCAACTGAGTCAAAAGCCTTGTGGGCTGAAAAAAAACCAGCGGAATCTGCAAAAAAGCCGTCTGCGAAAAAAGAAAATACAGGCGTTCAGTCAGATATTGAGTTTTATAAGTCGTTAATGGGCACTGGTATAGTTACAGACCCTTCTGAAGAAGAACTTAGAAAATCTAAAGCAAAAATAGACTCAATTGCCACGTCGCTGCTTGAGCTTGAGCAACGTGTTAAAAAGTCAACTTCAGACACTCTCGATGAAAAAATAAAGGCTATTGACACTGAGTTTGTTCGTCTCGAAAAAGGTATACAGGGGATCACTAATAAGCGCATACGCAATGCGTTTACCGATAGATTGAAAACCGCAAAAGACTTGCTTAAAAAAGAGGTTACCGACGACTTTATTAAGTCTGTAGGTGACTCACTCCAAACACTTGAAAGCAAAGTGCAGACAAAGACTGCCGAAACTCTTGTTCAAAAAGTCAACGCTGTTGACCAGCAGTTTTTCAAAATAGAAAGAGACATCGAGCAGATTACCGATGAGCGTGTTCGCTCCACGTATTCTGGCAGGCTTGTTCGAGCTCGTGAGCAACTTAAGGTTGAGATAATTCAAGAATATCAGAAAAAGCTGCTTGACTCGAAAATGGCACTTGAGCAGGACATACTCAACGCTGAAGCCGAGACCGGTCGCAAGTCTAAGCTCGACCTGGACAAACGCCTTGCTGCTGTTGATCAGAAGTATGCAGACTCGTTTAAGAAAATAGCCGAGCAGCGGAAGGCCCTGCTTGAAGCAAACATGGCTGATCCAACCCTGGATGATCAAGAAAACCGTTTGGTGATCGCAGTCAAAGAGAACAAGGAACTTGAGGCTAGAAAGTTCTATCTTGAAGAAGCTGCCCGCCTGGAAAAACAAGTCACCGATCTTGTACAGGCTCGTGATGCCCGTTTGCGTTCTGTTGAGATACAAAAGGATACGAAAGCGCTCACTGAGCTTCAGGCTTTGCAGGAAACAGCGAAAGTCGTTTCATCCACTCAACCTGGTATTGAAAAAGCGGCGCAGGCGTTCAGAGATTTTGTTGCAGCAAATGAAGGCTCTTTCGGGCCAGAATCACAAGCGCAATTACAGGAATACAAGAACAAGGTCGAAGAACTGGCAGCATCTAATATCAAGCTGCGTACTCAGATATTGACAGTGCAGGATGTAAACGAGCGATTCGCACAGGGCGCAACAGACAGCTTCGAGGCTTTTACCGACGGTATAGGTGGTGCGATCACTGGTGTTAACTCACTCGGCGACGCTTTTGAGAACACAGCAATCACTTTCGGCAAGTTTGTTGCACAATTCCTACGTGACGTTGGGTTGATGATTGCAAAACAGGCATTACTCAATACAATACAAAATTCATCGTTCGGCTCCCGTAGTGGATTCGCGGGAATGTTCGTCAACGCTGTCACCAGTGTACTCGGTGGCGGTGCGGCATCTGGCTTCACCGGTGGCAGTTCAGTCGTACCAGGTGGCGGGGTGTCAGCATTTATCAGACACAGCGGTGGTCTTATCGGTGGCGTATCTAGCCGTACTCGCAGTGTACCGGCGGCAGCGTTCACCAATGCGCCGAGGTACCACACCGGCGGGATCGCTGGCTTGAAACCTGACGAGTATGCGACTATACTTCAGAAAAACGAGGAAGTATTGACCAGTTCAGACCCACGTAATATTTTGAACGGCGGTGGTAAAGGTGGTCAACAGGTCAACTTCAACCCGACTAACATAGTTGCTATCGACACTGCCGACATACAGAATGCGGCGTTCGGCAGCGGGGCTGAACAGAAGTTGCTGAATATGATTGCACTGAATCCATCGAAATATAGAACGGCAATGAAACTATGACAAACCTGACTAAAATATCACTCGGCAACTGGACAAAGCAGGTTGTCTCAATTGGCGGCACCGGTAATTTAACACTAGGTGCAGTATTGCAGCATCCGACCTGTGCCGAAACAGTGGGTACAGGTGTTTCGTTTCACTACGTTATCCGCGCTGCAAACAACACTCCAATTGAAGCCGGTATTGGCACTATGATTGACGCCATAACATTACGTCGAGATCGCGTATATAACAAGATGGTTGATAATGTCTACACTTCAGTCGATTACGCCAATACAGACACCACACTGAGCAATACAGACATACCGGAAGGTGCTTTTGTCTTTACTGCACCAACTGAAGAAATGTTGTACGACATGATGCGCGAACAACCGGAAATCGACTACGGTGATGTTTCCGGTGCAATTGGGGTCAACTGTCACTACAACTCAATAAAGTTGAATCTGACAGGTGACACCAGTTTGTCATTACTCGGATACTCCTTACCACCAGGTGGTACATACCATGAGTTCCTGGTTAAAGTTACAACTGAATACAATCCTGGGATTACGTCTCCGTTTCAAGCTGGCTATCAGTTGACTCTCACCGGTCTGAACTTCACCCTGGACGATGGTAATACGTTTTTCCCACCTATCCGTTTGATGGGTGATCGTGAGTTGGTTTTACGCTTTATCAGAACTAACAACGGTTACAGAGTTGAAAACTTATCTTTGTTCAATCACACGCAGAACATTGGTGTCGTCAGTGGTAATGTGAGTGTTGACATACGTTATCCGAGACAAGTTGCAAGCCTCGCAGGAGCAGTCAACCTGGTGACGATAAATGCCGTATCGCCGTCTGTGCAGTCACTTGTTCCATCGCGTTACACGCTGATCAACGATAGTGCTATAACTAAGGTTGTTCGCATAAATACCTCTGTTTTCACTATTGTTGATGCGCCGTTTAGCGATATAACACTTCTTGCAGGTGATCGTATTGACTTTGAAATCGAACGCGACTTTGCTGATGAAACCGGCAAGTATTCAATAGCTTTACTTAACGACTACAACTATCGAGACTACGGTAATGTCAGCGGTATTGTCGATATCAGCTTTCAGTACGCTTCATGTGAGTTCAATCTTACCGGTGATACTACTTTAAACGTGGTCGATTCTACGATTGCGCCGGTTTTAGGTAACCATGAAGTTTTGTTCAAAATAACAAGTAGCAACGACCCTGCGGTGACAGACCCGTTCAACATGGGCTACACGATCACTCTGTCCGGTACTGATTTCACAATTGATGGATCAACACCGTTCCCACCGTTACAAATAGGCGGTGATGGTGCCGAGACTTTGCTTCGTTTGACGAATATAGGCAATACCAATAAGTACCGAGTTCAAAATTTGAGTAAATACCAGTTGCCGCAGAACATTGGTGTTATCGGCGGTCTTGTCACGCTTGATATACGATATCCGTTCAGTATCGGCGAACTGGTTGGAAGTGACAACTCGGTTACGATTGAAGACATTTCACCCATTGTGCCAGTTTTGGAACCGGCACATTTCACCATTGTAAATAACGGTTCTGTCACTAAAACAGTCACATGGGATGCAGGTTTGTTTAGTATTACCGGATCGACATTAAATCAGGTGACTATACCTGTTGGCTACAAGGTTGACTTTGATGTTCGTCGCAATCCTTTGAACAGCTCTGTCAGCTACGAGGTTAAGGTTGGTGATGTAAACTACAATCAGTCGGCAAGTGGACTGGCGACAACTTGGAATCCGAGTGACAGTTTAGCTAATACAGACTTGAGTAACTCTAATAAAACTGCAAAGTCTATTTCCGCAGCTTCCATGTCAGCAAGTAGAACATTTGGTGCAAAAAATACCGGAAAATGGCGATACGCAATAAGGTGTGACGCCAACATGGTTTTAGGTGTCAGCGGAGGTAGATTTGCTTTCGGACTGGCAGATTTAAGTACACCTCTCACAACAGAGGTCGGGTCTAGCCCACTTTCGTACGCTTTAAGATGGGCAAGGATAAGTGCAGCCAACTCTCAGCAAAAGGTAAACAACAGTATTGGTACGAACATAGGTACACTTGCAACACCGATAATTGCAGATGTACTTGGTGTTTGTGTAGACCTTGACACAGGCAAGGTCTGGTTTACAAAAAACGGCTCAGTCCTTGGTGGGGGTGATCCTGAGTCTGGTTTATCCCAAGATTTCACTATCGCGTCTTCGGCATATATGCTACCCATGATAACCATTGGGGTACAAACTAGCTTGAACCTGTCCGGAATCTGGACGATTCTAAACGAACTAGAAGACCCTTATGCGACAACATGGCCTTCTTTCTCAAACTGGACAGCATAATATGAAAAATTACAGACAAAATAACGGTATATTTCATGCATCATTGCCAGAATTTCACCACTTGAGTCCGGTCAGTAAAATAAGACTCACAGACCAAAATGCAAGCAATTATGGTTATGAACCTGCCGAAAATTACCCTCATGAATATGGCAAGTGGTTGGTAGACAGTGGTGTTTTTGTTCAGCATCTCAATGCTGAACTTGATAAAGCCTTGGCAGCACTGGTCAGCATTGAATACAGCGAGCGTGAGCAGCAGACATTTTCAAACCAACGCCTTGAAGCCGAGCGATACTTTGCGGATAACCAAGCGCCTACCCCCACGCTGGACGGTATTCTGGCCGGTGGCGATTACGTTTCAAAAGAAGACCTTGCCAATCGGATAAAAGCGAAAGCAGACCCGCTAGGTTTCGGTTCAGGTTACTTGGTCGGCTTAAAAAACAAAGCCTTGAAAGAGCTTGCCGCACTGGACATTGAAACCGTGACACACGAAGATGTGTTATCTTTGATGCCTGACTTCAGGTTGCCGGAATAAATAATGTCGCTAGGTATTGACGGATCACTCGGCACCACCTCGTTAGCTCTAGGTGACGTTGCCCCGCGTATTGACTACGGCTTTACGCTATTTGAGTTTGCACCAGACTGGTCAAATCCCATCACGGAAACCTTGGAGTGGATGACCAGTGTCATTGAAGCCCATGACGGCAGTGAACAGGCCAGTGCCCTACGATTCAGACCAAGACGCATGATATCCTTTGACGTAATGTTGAAAGGTCTTGATGCACAAAAGTTTGACGCTCTTGTTTACGGAAGCAATAACGTCGAACTTGCCGTACCTTTGTGGTTCCAAGAATCCAGGTTATCTGAGCCTACAGACGGTAGCCCACAAGTCATTTTCGATGTCGCTGGTCTTGCTTTTGGCCCAGGTAGCAACATAGTTATTTGGGAAAGTCCGTTAAAGTACGAGTTCTCACGAATCGTAACCATTGACGCCGGTATTGTCACCCTGGTTGAAAACACATTCTATGAGTGGGGTGCCGGAAGTAAGGTGTATCCGATAGGTCTAGGTAAGATAGCAATACCTCAGCCCATAGGATATTTCACAAGCCGCGTGTCGAAGTCAACAGTCACATTTGAAATGACTCCACAAAACAACACGGTATTGAATTTGCCGACTGAAGACGCACCTGAATTGTATCAAGGGCTTGAGCTTTTCGACCAGGTGAACAACTGGCAAAATCAAGTGTCCGTTGAAGTGCAAAACAACTACATGCCGATTGACAGTGGTGTCGGCATGTTTGACAGATACTACCCGAACAAACATAGTCGTGTTGTCACACCTCACCGCTGGTGGTTGAAATCCAGGCAAAAACAATCAGACTTCAGAGCGTTCTTGCAACGCAGAAAAGGCCAGTTGACCCCGTTCTGGTATGTTCGTCAAATAGAAGACATTTCGCTGTATGAGTCTGCACTCACCGGTGAGTCTCAACTCATTGTCAAGGGTACGCATCACGCATTCTATGGTGCAATGGATAGGGGTAGGGATCATATAGCCATAAAACTGGCTAATGGTGAAAACCTTTATTTGCAATTGTCTGCAATATCAGTGGTCAGCGGTAATACTGTGCTTGAACTGAGCGCACCCCTAAGTACCAATGTAGAGGTGGACGACGTTGTAAAATTCAGCTTCATGGTCAAGTGTAAACTGGCCGCTGATCGTGTTACTATACCTTGGATTAAGCATGACTTTTGTAATCCCGAGACATTCTTCAGACAAGTGATATGACCTACTCAGCACAAGAAACCAGCCTGGGCACACCGTACTACCTGTACAGGATACAGGTCGGCTCATTGACTTTTTTCTATACAAATTTCGACCAGCTTGTAAACTTCGACACTAACGTATGGCAACCACTGGCCGGTATATCGCATGATGATATTGACGACGACCTATTGGCCGACACCACTTCGACGAAAATCAAATTACCCTTCGATTCAGACCTGGCTGAAATTTTACTGAAGGTTAATCTCGGTGACGTTTTGAACTTCACTATCTATAGGGGGCATGCTGCAACCGGCGACACTATACTTGTGTACCAGGGCGAAATGACAGCATACAGCATAGAATTACCATACTTCATCATTCATGGTGATAGAAGTTTCGGAAACATTGTCAGGCCGAGTGCCACGCTTGCTGTTGCCAGTAAATGCAATGTGCCGTTGTACGGTAGACAGTGTGGTGTTGACAAAGAGGCTTTCAAGGAAACAGTCACGTTTGTCAGTAGAACCGGCTCGATCATCACTGTTGACGGGCTGTCCAGTGCTGTGACAAACTGGTATGCAGGTGGTTACATTGAGTTCAACACCGGTGTCGGTGTAAGCAGTAAGGTAAACATCGACACATCGACAGGTGATCAACTGGCACTTGATCAGCGGATACCTGTTATTTCGGTTGGAACAGAAATAACTGTGTACCTTGGTTGCGATCATCTATGGCAAGGTGATTGCCTGAACAAGTTTAACAACACGATCAACAATCCGGCTTTCCCGTTCATGAACTCAAGAAACCCGTTCAACGGTGCCAAACTTTACTAGAGGTAGGTGTTATGTGGTTACAACTAGCTACTGCGTTCGTTATGACACTTGTGAGCAGCCTGCTTACAAGCCTTCTCACACCAACGCCTAAAGTTCCGACCAATAATGCCCAGCCTGGCGAGCAGGAAGTACCAACTACTGAGGAATCAACAGGTGTCAGTGTAATATTTGGAACCATTTGTAAAAAGGACTTGATTATCGGTACTTACGCTGGTGCAAGGACTACGGCAATCATCAAATACACTAGCGGCGGCGGTGGTAAGAAATAATGAAGTATTATTCAGATTCTGACATTAAAAAATTACGCGAAAAAGCAGAAGCACAAAACTTGATTGTCTATCGCAGCGACACACGGAACGCTGCGTTTTTTGTTTGTTCGCGTATGCGAGAGTGGTTAGACAGGTATGGCTTCCCGCTTGAAAGAATGCTCAAGCAAGGTATACCGGCTATCGAATTACTGGACAGGTCTAACAACGATCTTGTAGCATTGATGGCTACCGAGGCTGCACTTTTACGCAGGTCAAGGGGTGTAACCGATATTATTGAAAGAGGTGCCTAAATGGGTGGTAGTAAAAAGTCTCGCCCGCAGCCGTATACTAGCGGGTATCGCTATTATCTAAGTGTGCAGTTTGTAGTTTCCGCTGGGCCAGTGGACGTTATCCATGGTTTAGACTACGGTGAAAGAGCTCTATGGCGCGGTGAAGTAACAGACAACGCTGTGTTCTACATCAATAATAGTAGCCTGTTCGGAGGTGAAGATAGCGAAGGTGGTGTTGCCGGTACTTTTCATTTTGAGTTCGGCAGGCCGACGCAAGGGCGAAATAGCTTTTTGCAAAGCATCACAAACGCTCAAATCCCAGCGTACAGAGGGTTTTTCACTATAATCGCTCAAGATACGATGTGGTCTAGCAATAACCCTTATCTGAAAAGTTTGTGGGCCAGAGTGACCAGGTGCTTAGAGGGCTGGCAGAGAGGATCAGCGTGGTATCCAGAAAAGGCTACTATCAGTAGGTATGAAGGCGGTTCTACAGAATACACGGTAACTGTGTCATGGCAACCTCAGAACATTCGCGCACCTCAGACAATAGAATTTCAGGTTCAGACAAAGGCCCTGACTGACGTGTCATGGGCAACGCTTGCCACCGGTGATTTTTCAGGTGGTCTGCGTCCGGAGCAAAACACAGAAATCGGTGGGCAGACTGTTAGCGGTGAATTTAATTCACTTTACGCCGGTCAATTTCCTGAAGGCGAGAGAACATATACGTTCACACTACCTTACGTCGGTAGAGAGTTCAGGATCGTAAAAATTGACGGCAGTATAGAACAGACTGAAGGCGATATAGACGAAGGTGTCGCCTTCGGTGGTAATGTTGTCGTCAGTAACACATTCAGTCGCGTTCCAGGGTACAAGGATATGAACCCTGCCCACATCCTTTATCAGCTTTTAACAGAAGACGTATGGCAAGTTAGGATACCTGAAAACACTATAGACGACGACGCATGGCGAGAAGCCGCTGACACGCTTCACCTGGAAAATTTCGGATTAAGTTTTGAATTTTTTACGACCGCTGAAACGAAAAACCATATTCAACTTGTACTAGACCACATAAACGCTTATTTTAAAATGAGCCTTAGTGGTAAGTTGCAGTTAAAGCTGATCAGAGGTAACTACGATCCGAGCGAATTGATCATATTGAACAACAGCAATTCAAAACTGGTGAGTTACACTAAGACTGTAGGCGCAAAGCAGACTAATGAGCTTGTCGTTAAATACAGAGACGACAATGAGGATGTAAAATTGAGCTCCCCCGCAAGCAATTTAGCGAGTGTGGCAAAATTCGGAATAATAAAAAGCGAAAAAGAATACATAGGCGTTCACACTGCAACACTTGCCCTCAACCTTGCGAAAAGAGATTTGAAGGTTCTCGGTGCGGATTTAGTGCGCATGAAGCGCACAACCAGTAGGGTTTTGTGGAATCATACACGCGGTGATGTTGTCTTGATTACAGATGAGATACTGAACCTGGTTGAAGTGCCATACAGGATCGTGGATATTGTAAAAAATACAGAGAGTGCGGGTGAGATTACGGTCGAAATGGTCGAAGATGTTTTCGGCTACGACATCGGTACTTTTAGCGTCGATGAGGATGCAGACGACAAATTTCAAACAGGGAACCTTATCCCAGTCTATGATTTTTTACCTGTTGAGTCACCGTTTTATCTGCTTGCCGTTGAGCTTGGCGATAGGCAAGCGTTGGAGCTTGATGACAACGCAGGTTATGCTGTTATACTAACCACGAGGTCTCAGGCTGGTGTCTTTAGTACGTCTTCAGACCTGTACGCGTCGCTGGACGACAATGTTTACCAACAGGTCATGGTTCAGGGTGCATACACGCCTACAGGTACACTAGACAACGACATATCTGTGTTGCAAGACCAGTTCGTGGTCAACAATTTCTCAGACTTCTTTGTCAGCAACTTTGCAGCACAGGCAGAAGTATTGGCTTTAGTTGACGACGAGATAATGGCAGTTGACAGTTACAGCGATACAACTAAAGTGATGACTGTTCGCAGGGGTGTGCTTGACACTATACCTGCCGAGCATTTTGAAAATGCAGTTGTGCGGATTTTCACACCCAATGTGAACGCAGATTTGACCACCAGGCTTGACGGCGATATCGTCTACTACAAAGTGCAACCTATCGGGAACGGCAATAGTCCCCGCATATACGACCTGTCTTCAGAGTACCTTGTCTTTAATTCACGCGCAATCAGACCTTATCCCCCTGGAAGATTTGCGATCAACGGTCAGCTTTTTGCAGAAGAAGCGATTGGCCCATTGACGTTGTCATGGGCTCACAGGGATCGCACATTGCAAACGACAAACGTCGTACCTCATGAAGCGAACAGTATTGGGCCTGAACCGATGACTGTTTACAATATTCAGGTTTTTGATAACGATACCAACACCCTGAAGGCTACATACAGTGGGGTTACAGCAGCAAGTAAAGTTATACTTGTATCGGATATAATCGGTGTCAAGGAGTTACGTGTAACACTGGAAAGCCAGCGCGACTCATTTACTAGCTGGCAGAAATATGATCATGTGTTCACGCGCTACGGCTACGGTCTGCGCTACGGTGCGGTATACGGAAAATAGAGAGGATTTTATATGGCAGTTGTAAACGGTACAAATCTCGGGTTAATGACAGGCGCGGATGAAGGTGACCTGTATAAATTACCACTTGATGCATTGTTGAGAGCGGTTGACTCCCTAGTGATGGGTGTGTTTATTGCCCAGCAAACGTCTCCCCCTGGTTCTCCAAGTGACGGTGATGTTTATCTTGTCGGTAATGCAGCAACAGGCGACTGGGTCGGACAAGACCAAAAAGTAGCCAGGTATTCTGTTGTTCCAGATATCGGATGGGAGTTTTATACTCCGAAAAAAGGCTGGCGAATTTCTGAAAAAGTTGGTGTTGCCGGTGTAACCTGGGAATTTGACGGCTCTGCGTGGCGCAGGTTAGACGGTTTGCCGACTTACGCAGATCAGGCGGCAGCGGGTGCCGGTGGCATTGTTGCAGGTGAATTATTCAAAACGTCCAGTGGGCAATTACTGGTTAAAACTTAAACGAAGGTGATCACCATGCTAGATAAATTAAAACCATACACTTGGATGTTTAAAATAGGTCTGGTGCTACTTTTAACCGTGTTCGGCATGTACTTATGGCACGTAATAGCCGAAAAGTATAGAGAAGAAGGTCGAGCCCAGTTGAGACCGCAGCTTGAAAAAACAATACAGATAACCCATGACTGGAAAAAAGCGTATGGTGAACTATCCGACGCACTTAATACTTGCAATCAGTCCGTAAGAGGTTACTTGTCAGAGAGCTTAAAAAAGCAAAATGAATCAAGGAGACTGGTTGAGTTTGCAACAAAGCAGTCTGAAAGGTCTGTCAAGCAGATAGAATCAACCCTGCTGAATATGCAAAAAAGTGGAACCTGTGAGCAGGCTGTATCAGACATAAAGAAAGGTATGAAATGACTCGTAGAAAAGCTAACGTCAAGTTGTTTTTGCTCACATGGATCGGTGTTATTTCCATGGCTATACTTTTGTCCACATTGGCAGGCTGTTCAACTGTTCCTGATAAAGTTGTTTTTCAACCACCGGAAACCAAGGTCGTAACGGTTGAAAAGATCGTGCCCGTCCAGTGTTTGAACAAGGCTGATTTACCAAGTTTTCCGTCTCTAAAAACTGAATCTGAATACCTTGAACTCGACGACTATTCTTTCGTTTCCATGCTCTACGTTGAAAGGCAACTTCTCTTAAACTACTCCAATATTCTGACGGCCGCTATTGCCCCATGTCTTTAAAAATGATATAAATCGCAAATGTTTTAAGGGGTGTAGACCATGGCTGATGTCTCTATATTTGAAAAAATTGGAATTGAAGTAATTGGCATGGTTGGCTTGATGGCCGCAGGCTGGCTTGGCTATAAGAAGATGGGCAATACAGTCACAAAGACTGAAGCAGAAACAGATGTGTACAATCTACTGCAAAACGAGTTAACCAGGTTGTCGGGACAATTGACACAACTCTCTACACGGTACAGCGAACTTCAAACTGCGCTTTTTAAAGAGCGCGAGGAATGCTCTAGCAGGATATCAGCCCTTACGGATCAGATAAACGAGATACGCATGGCAGTTGATACGGACGCAAATAACCGCGTCAGAGAGTCTGCTTTGAGAAAACAAGGTTTATTAAAAACGAGGTCTACAGACAATAATGTTGCTTGATAACGGTAAGCTGCTCACCCCTGGAATTTTTGCAAGAGCCATTGGGATAAGAATTGAACGTGCTGAAAAATGGCACGGTGTCTTTAAAAACGCAACTCAGCGATTCGGCATAGAAGGTACAACCGAACTTGCATCATTCTTTGCGCAAGTAGCCCATGAAAGCGGACTTTTGTCGGTGTTTGAAGAAAACCTTAACTACAGCGCCACTGGGCTTGCATCCACTTGGCCGAGTCGTTTTAAGGGGCCTGACGGAAAGCCAAATGTAAAGGCTATGAGTCTTGCTCGCAAACCTCAGATGATCGCAAATGAGGTTTATGCCAATCGCATGGGCAACGGTTCGCAGAGCACTAACGATGGCTGGAACTTTCGCGGCAGAGGGCCTATCCAAATAACAGGAAAAAGTAACTACAGAGACTTGTCCAATGTGCTAGAGGTAGACCTGGTTGGTGATCCAAGTAAACTGTTGTTGCCTCACTATGGTGCGTTGTCCGCATGCTGGTTTTGGGAGACAAGGGGTCTTGACCGGTTTGACGACGACAAAGACGTTAAGTCAGAGACGCGAATCATCAATGGTGGTGCAATCGGTCTAAAACACAGGCAGGAATTGTTTAACCAAATCTATTGCGTTTTCACAGAATAGTGGTATGATTAAGTCTCATGGTATGAGTTTGTGTAAGTCCTTTTATCCAAACCCCCTCTCTCCCCGTTAAGTCGGGGATTTTTTTTTATTTGATGTTGACGTCCAAGTGGTAAAGCGGTTTGTCGATACCGTTTATTTTGGGTTTCCTAGACACCAGGGGCGATAAAGTGTGTTCGCTATACATAATGCCACCAGTGTTATCTAAACTTGCGTACAGCACAGGCTTTTGTGCAGACTGATGCAGGTAATTCTTGCAAACTTCTTCCAGTTGATCGAGCGTCATACTTACGCGACTGTGTTTTTCTGTGAAGTCTACTTTTATGCCGACTTGTTCGATTGCGCTTTTGAGTTTTATGTCAATCATAGCTCGTCCTCTTTTTCTTCAGGCATGTCGCTATAAACGTCGTACCCGTCAGCGATCATCTGCTCTACCCGCTGCTCGTGATCCTCAATACCAGTAACTTCGCAACATGACACTATGTCAATACTCCAATTAGAGTTCGGTATCGGCCGCTTGGATATAAACAGCGAGTCCGATTCAGGGTGGTAGATTAAAAAGCGATCACGCAAGTCTATCGGCACATCATGTTCTCCGTACCACGGCGCTGTTGGGCTGATCCCAAACTGGTAAGACACCCTGGCGTAGTCTCCGAACATGTTGTACATGTCAGGTGGCAACTCTCTAATGTGCTTGATACCATGCCTTTGTAGCAGCATGTCGGCGTCAACTGGCCCTCGCGCAGTCATCACTTTACCGTACCAATGCAGGCAGTCGTCAAAACTGTATTTTCGCTTTTCTTCGTTGGCCCAGCCAAATAAGGCTGTTGCAGCTTCGGCGGCAGTGGTTATGCCGAGAAGTCTACGTTCAACCTCGTGACGAGCACCCAGGTTTAATTGCAAAGACTGGGAAAGTTTGTTTAAAAGTTCGACCATTGTGACCATTCTTTTCTATGTCCCATGTATCTTCGCACTTCACAATGTCTCACACCAGGTTGCCGTGTAGTCTGTTTAACCTGACATACCGGCACCCCTGATTTAGTGAAAACAGATAACCTTTTTTCTTCGGTTATAGGTGATATTTTTTCACATACGACTGTGACCTGGTGTTCCGTATCGTATGTGAAAAACCCTTCAGGTAATAGTAACGCCTCGCGCAACTGATCAACGGACAAAGCTAATGCAAATTCTGAAAATCTCTCGTAACCTTGCCCGAATGTTTGGAACATGGCGTTATTTGGTTGGGCCGATGAAGAAAGGTCGGCGCAACCTTTCTTGTTTTGCGGATCGTTGTCTTTTATGATGCTGTCAAACGCTTCAGTGAGTGGTGATTGCACAAGAGACTTGCATTGAGGTGGGTCAGGATCGTTAACGTCCCATATCAAGTTACAAATCGGACAAGTCATTTGGTCGGACACTTGATATGCCTTGCAATTTGAAGTGCTCATTTTCACATCCTTTCAGAGTTCATCTTTAGATAGTTTGTTTTCGAGTTCTTCTAAGTAAGGGAAATCGACCTTGAAAATGTCAGCAATCTTTTTCAAGGTTTCTTCAACTTCCTGCTGACTATGGTGTTTATACGAAATGCTTGCTGGAATCCTCAATGTAATGGGCCCGATAGTGAGTACAAGTAATTTTTCAACCATGGTTTGTTTTCCTTACGAGCCCACTGATCGCGTGACTAAACTTGCCGATGTTCTTGTTGAAATATCTGCGAATCATATACGAACGGATCAGAGATACTGCTGTGTAAAAGAATCCAAGCTGCAAGTTTTGCACCAGCGATACTGTCACATTGAATACAACTGGTAGGATCAACCAGTTTGCCAGCATCGAAACCCACAGACCAATTAAAATATTGACCACGGATTCAACCAGGGACTCAAATTTGCTTTGCATACACTGTTAACCTACACAATATCTACTATAGGTTCAGCCCTGTAAGTCGCCGGTAAATAACGGTCATCACCTTCAGGGTAGTTGTCGATGTACCAGAGCAGCATGACAATGTTGCACATCATGTGTGCTTCGTGTGCCAAACCGGATTCAGCGTCGGCAGCTTCACCTTCAATTATCTTCAAGTAATGTCTACCAATACACGCAATCGGGATAGACCAGGCCATACCTTTTGCCCAGTTCCACGCGGCATACTTTTTCTTACCGTACTCAAAGACACGGGCGCATTCTTCAACATAACCGGATAAAGATTGCAATGCTTCCAGTAAGTCTTCTTTTGTTCCACCCATTTGAAATTTGCCCGTGGATAATACGGCGAAGTCAGGTTGAACCCTAAGTGTTTCAACCGGTCTGAATATGTCTACCAGGTAACACAACGGAATCAAACTCATGTCGGGTTTACCTGCGTTGTAACGGGCACCGCTACCCTTTTCATTAGAGTGAATGTCACCGACAGTTTTCTCAATAGTGAAAGTGTTGCTTTTTCCGACTGGCGAAGGTATATACGCCCTGAATAGTAAAGGCACTTTCGACATCACACCTTGGTAGTCTTCCTTGTAACCTGAGTGAGCTAGATCATTTTCAAACAAAGTGTCGAGCTTAAAGTTCGCAGGTATATTTTCAAACAGTTGCGCAACTGTCGCACAGCTTTTATTTTCAAACATTTGCTCAAAGGTTAATTTTTGTGTGTTCGTAATCATGGTTTTTTCCCGCTCCTTATTTTCGCGTCTTCTTCGCGTTGCCAGTCATCTCTACAGTTTTCATCACACCAGCGGTCACCAAGGTCAACAGGTTCACTGCAAAATGCGCAAAATCCTGTTTCCTGGCATTCCTTAATATTCTTCCGACTGTTGATCAAACTCTGCGTCTCTGTCATTGTCAGTTCGAGCGACACATCCAGCGGGTCGGCATGTCTTTCCATCTTTTAATACCTCTGTCATTTTGTAAGTTTTTTCAAGAAC